GAAACGGCAGGGGCAGTGGGGGAGATAACTTCGGGTGTAGGCAGAACCTCACCCTCGTAGTTTTCCCGTTCCCGCTCCAGTTCCCGCTTTTGCTCATACTCGTACTGGCGCTCTTGGCGAGCCCCTTCGTCCTCGTCGCGTATATACGGGATACCCTTGATTGGCGGGGCTTCTGCGACTTGGTTTATAACGTTCTTTACGGGTTCTACAGCGACTTCATCTAGTGCACGCGGGACGTTAACTTCTCCAGTTCCAGCCTGCTGAGCAGCCCCACTAGGAACTCCCAGTCCTGCTCCCGGAGTTCTTGCAGCTGCGTCGGCAGCTCTTGCATCGACACCTTCCCCGCTAGGAGGAGAAACGCTAGGTTCAGGTCTGACATCTCCAGATTCCCCAGCTGGCCGCTGGTCAATTTGTTCAGGTCCACGCGGTGCCTCTCTTCCTAGGTTCGTCCTCGCAGTAACAAGGGCCGTATCGGGGTCTGTGTTGCGCGACGCAAGCCGGTCAAACTCAGCTTTAAGTGCCGGATCACTTGCGGCTTCCGTAGCTACTTCCTCATAGGAGCGAGGCTTAGGGGCACCCGCTTCCGCTGTTTTTTCTGCGGCAAAGCCACTAGGCGGCGCACTGGGGGGCGGCGGGGGTTCTTCCCCACCAAACCCTGCTTCAGTTTTGGCTTTTTCTTTAGCTTTAGCCCGCGCCTCTAGCGCCGCTTGGGTACCGCCAATGGGACCGCCGAGCAACGCACCGCCGATACCGGCCTGTATAAGTTCATTCCTCCACTGGTCTGTAGGAACACCAGCCTGCCAAAGTTCCAGTGCTTGCTGCGCCACTTCCTGCGGCGCTTCAAACGCGACACCCTTACCAACACCACGGGCGACTTTACCAGAAAAGCTCCATTTGCCGTTTTTTGCGGCGTCGGCCATTACGTCTATGGCTTCTTGGGCGGGCTTACCCCCGATAGCAAGGTTCTTAAACAACGGGAACCGGCTAAGCAGCGGGCCAAAGACTTTACCACCAACAAGGTCCAACGCAGTTTGCCCCGCAGTGGCGGCAGTAGTTTTAAGTAGAGAAAGCTCTTGGGGTGTACGCCCAGCATCTAGGGCGGCTTGCTGCTCTTGCGCCGTCCTTGCAAGGTTTTGAATTTCGTATTGTGCAGCTGCCGTGCCGTAGCCACCGACGCCACCAGTAAGTGCGCCCACAGCGAGGGACGGGGCAATAAAGCCCAACGAGCCACCAATCATTTCCTTGGCAGCTTCCACGTTGCGCCCAAAGGTAGATAGGTCTTCCGTAGGCGACAGGCCGAAATCAGCAGATTTATACTTAGACTTCCTAGCCTCAATCAGCGCTTTCCGGGTTTCCGGCGTCTGGTTAACGGCAAAAGCCGCAGCCTCAGGGGTCGCACCAAGCGTAGTAAACTGCTCACCAAAGCTCCCTGTAAGACCCGCATATTCCTTGGGGGCTTCTTTGGGTGTGGCAGCGGCTCGTTCAAGGGTAATCCGTTTACCCGCGCTTAACATAATTGCGTCGGGTGTGTTATCCGGGAACTCTAATATTGTGCCATCCGCGAGCTCTACTTCGCGCATTATTCTGGAAGTCCTTGAGCGTTCAAACGTATACGGTTAGTCGGAGTATCAAGTCTTTCGGCAGCATTAGGGTACAAAAGGTTCAAGACATCCATCGCGGCTCTTTTATCTTTGTTGAGCTGAGCTAACTTAGTTGTGTCCTTTGCCAGCGTTGCCCGGTGTATGTTTGTGTCAAACTGCACGTCAATTTTAGCTTTTTGGACTGCATAGTTGTTTGCCTGAGTATTACCACCCGTCACCATAGCACCAGCAGCTCTGTAGTCACTCAGTGCTTTTGCGGCTGCTTGTTGCGCTGGGGTTGCATTGGGTCCAGCCCCCGCAAGTATAACGGCCTGAGCGTTGTCCTCGGCGCTCCGCTTATTAACCTGAGCCATACCAACATGCTCGGTAATATCCTGACCACGGGTTTGTACTTGACGGTTCAGCTGGTTGTCCAACGCATCCTGCCTATCCTTACTAGCGTTGTGGTACATCGTATAACCGGCGTTGACTGCGCTCACATTATCAGTGTGCGCGGCTATCTTAGCGGCAAAGGCTTGGGCCCTTTCTTCCTTCTCATCAGCACGACGCTCCTTAAGCGAAGCCTGCATGGTGGGCATAGCCGCCTTAAGCCCTTCACCAATGTTAGTTAGTGCGTTCTGCGACGTACCAGCCATCATACTAAACCCGGCTTGAGCCAGAGCAGACCATAAGTCTTCCTTCTTACGTGCGGCCTTGTCTTCAGCAGAAGTCTTATCCGGGGTAGGTGTTTCTCCGTACAACCCTTTTAGACGGGCAGCGGCGCTTTCCAGAGTTTCAACCGGAGTGGCGGCAGCATCAGTCGGCAGATCAGGTCTTGGAGTAGGAGTCGGGGTGTTTTTAGCTTTAGCTGTAGCAGCAGCAAGGGTAGCAAGGTTTGGGCGCGGGGTCGCAACGGGCGGGAGCACAGCAGGAGCCGCGATAGGAGCCGCAACAGGAGCGGTTTGTTCCTCCTGCCCCTGAGCATATATCGCCCGCCGTGCTTCGTTTTTCTGCTGGTCCGTGGCGTTCGGGTCAGTTGCTGCTGCATACATACCAGCCAAACGGTTTGTATTTTCTGTAGCGGGGGGTAGGTCGGGGGCAACGTAAGGCTTGCTTTGCTTCGTTTGGTAGTCCCGCATCCATGCCGCTGCCATAGCACGAGTAGCTGGGTCAGAACTATTTATGCCCCTGCTAGCGTCTTGGTAAGTATACCCGCCTACTTCATTGCCCGTAGAAAAAGCCACAATGCCGCCGCCAGCGAAGGTATGCTCGTCGAACATATAGTCCGGTACGGGCAACGTCGTGAGACCACCGCCAGCCATGCCAACGGGACCCTGAGGAGGCGGACCACCCTGAGGGGGCGGGGGAGGCGGAGGACCACCCGGAGGAGGACCACCCTGAGGACCACCCGGAGGAGGACCACCCTGAGGACCACCCGGAGGAGGACCACCCTGAGGACCACCCTGAGGCGGAGGACCACCCTGAGGACCCTGCGGTCCAAGGACCTGCTGTGCTACGGTCTGGTGTGGTGCCTGCTCCTGTACCTGTGCAGCGCGCATCCGGTCAATAAACATACCAGCCATAAGGCCAGACGTAGGGTCAACAAGCCCTGACTGGACCGCCTGAGCGATCTTCTGCTTATTACCACCGTACTCCATAGCAATGTGCTCGGGAGACTGCATGCTAAACGGTTTGGGGGAGGATGCTGACATGGTTATTTCTTACCTTGACATCTGGTAGAGGCTAGCGGCACCGAGGCCCGCACCACCTATCTGGCTCGCTAGGGACGGAGGCGGCGCATACGCAGTAGCCGTAGACCCCATCGTAACCGGTAGACCGTGGATCATATTGCTAAGGTAGCTAAGCTGCTCCATTGGGAAGTTCTGCTGACGTAGGAAGTCCGCATAGCTTGTGTCGTACCGCTGCTGCTGGAGCCCCTGCTGTTCCTTACCCGCTGCCGCCATTGCTTGCATACGCTGCATATCTGAAGTCTGCTGTGCGGTACCGAGATTACCAAGGTTCTGAGCCGCTTGGTTAGCCGCCTGATAACCCTGTAGACCAAGGTTAGCCCCGAACTGACGGGACTGTTCAGCTTGCTTCTGGGCATCCATATCATACTGCTGGTTAGCCAGCTGAGCCTGCATATTCTGGCCCGAACCAAGCTGCTGGGTCTGAAGGTTAGCCTGAAGGTTCTGGTTACCAACGTTGTAACCCATAGTCTGGTTAGCCAGAGCAGCCTGTAGGGCCTGCTGCTGATTAAGCCCTTGCTGCTGGAGCCGAGCAGCTTGGTTCTGAACGTTAGCCTGCTGCTGGGCACTAAGGTTAGCCAGTGCGGTCTGCGTACCAGTGGTGGTACGAAGGTTTTGAGTCTGTAAGTTAGCACCAAGGTTCTGCTGGCCCGTGGTAAGACCCGACTGCTGGTTAGCCAGAGCAGCCTGAAGCGCCTGAGCAGAGCCAAGACCCTGAGTCTGTAGGTTAGCAGCAAGGTTCTGGTTACCGACATTGTAACCCATATTCTGGTTAGACGTAGCAGCCTGAAGCGCCTGAGCAGAACTGAGGCCCTGAGTCTGGAGCTGCGCCATGAGGTTCTGTTGGGCTGTAGTGAGGCCCGCCTGCTGGTTAGCCAGAGCCGCCTGCATATTTTGGCCGGAACCCAGTTGCTGGATACCAAGCCGCGCTGCAAGGTTCTGCTGACCCGTGGTGAGGCCCGCCTGCTGATTTAACTGCTGGGCTTGTAGATTCTGCCCTGAACCCAGTTGCTGGATACCAAGTCGTGCCGCGAGGTTTTGCTGGTTTGCCCCCTGCTGCGCCTGCTGCTGTGTATTGAACTGCTGCTGGGCGTTCTGGAAGGCGTTCTGGGACCCAGTGGCCTGAATCTGCCCTAACTGCTGTCCAAGGTTACGCTCGCGCTCTGCGCCAGCAAGTAACTGCCTTGCGCCGCCATAAGTACCCTGACGCGCCGCAGCAAGATTACCGGAAAGCTGCCCTATTTTGGCGTCACGAACTGCCTGCTGCTTTTGAACGTCAACGACGTTCTGCATATAGGGCGACATATACTGTTGAGCTTGGGCGCTATCAAATCTATCCGGCCCCTGCATCTGGTAGTCTTGCAGCTGGGGAGCAGATACGTTTGCGGGTCCCTGCATCTGGTAGTCTTGGAGCTGGGAAGCAGCTACGTTTGCGGGTCCCTGCATCTGGTAGTTCTGGAGTTGGGAAGCGGCTATGTTTGCGGGTCCCTGCATCTGGTAGTTCTGGAGTTGGGACGCAGATACGTTTGCGGGTCCCTGCATCTGGTAGTCTTGCAACTGCGGGTTGTAGTCAGTCTGGGCAGTGCGCATCTGGGGTGCATTATACTGCTGCGCAGCAACGTTCTGAGGACCCCGCATCTGGTAATTCTGGAGCCCGGGTCCCTGAACCTGATTGGAACTAAACTGCCCCTGCTGAAAGTTCTGACCCGCATTTAGCGCACCGAGGCCAGCCTGCGTAGCCATATTAGACGCAGTGCCGTACTGATCCGGCTGCTGCATATTCGTCGCCATATTCTGGGCGTTTGTCTGCGCGCCGGAGAACCCAGCAATGCGCTGACCTTCGTAGGGGGTATACTGCCTATTAGACTCTGCTTGCCCACGCTGGAGCATGTCCATCATGTACGGCTCTACGTACTTAGGCAGGTTGGTGGTAGTCTGTTCTACCTTCTGTACTTGAGGTGCGCCGCCGCCGCTGCCCATATTAAGCTCCTAACCCTGAATCCGCGATAGGCAGCTCATATGTCTGCCACAAAGGTTTATACCCGTCTTCTTGAAAAATCTTGCTCCAACCCAGTCGGCCAGAGGACTCAATACCATCGCAGTGGTTGTCAAACGCCCAATGCTGCAAAATCTTCAGCATTTCCGCCTTCCACTCCATCCCGCTAATGCCTCCGCAGAACACCAAGTCCAAGTACTTCTTCTTAGGGTACTGCTTGAAATAAGTTACCGCCGCACCTTTAACGATCCCGTCTTCGTACGCTATCCATAAGTGGTGGTCGTATTGCAGGATAGAGTCCAGAATATCGTCGGTGTCGTAACGCCCGTAAGTGTATTCTGCGGCCTTTTGGAGGTGGGGCTTCACGTCGCCCCAAGCCTGTGTAACGTACTCCGTAGGTACCATAGTGACTTGCATAGGTGTTTACCGTGCGCCCAATAGACCTTTGAGACCCGTATCCTGCCCACGCTTAGCAGACTGCCTAGCATCATGGGCCTTTGCCATCAGGGCATAAAGCCTATCGGAACCCTTTTTGGGGTCCCCTTTGCCAAGACGCTGGACCGCTTTGGGGTCAAACTTAACTTCGTCCCGGGCAACCCGGGCTTCCTGCGTACCGCCTATATTAGCACGGATTGAGTCGCTGACACCGTCGCCGGGGCCCTTAATGGGCTTGCCACCAAACCTAGCCAGAAGGTCCTGACCCGCGCCGCTGGAGCCGTTACCCAGTTCAGACACCGTGCGGGCATCGACCACGAAGGAGCCGTCTTTGAGGCCCACACCGCCAGTAGCCATCCCAGTGGGGGTAACCGTGGGCTGGAAGGGTACTACGTTGGGTACAGGGTTGACAGTATCGAAGTTCTGGAACTCAGACGAGTCGTTGGGGTCCCGGTTTGTGGGGAACCGAGCCTTACGGGGGGCGGGTAGGTAGGGACCCTTGTAGGGGTACTTATCGACTTCCTCGGGCATTGTCTTCTGCTTGGGTTCCATCGCGCTAAGGAGCGGGAGGCCGACACCCAACCCCATCATTGCCTGCGTACCAGTAATGCCGGTTCCAAATAGACCCTTACCGGCAGTTTCCGCAGCGGCGGTAGCGGCATTGGGGGCACTTGAAGCTAAAGCTGCTTTGCCTACTAGGGGAGCAGCACGATTTACCGCAAGACCTGTAGCATCCGATATAACGGGGTTTGTTAGCCCCATGTTTGCTTGCTGAGCCGCAGTTGTTATGAACGGGTTACTGCTAGCAGCGGCGGCCCCCGGAATAGCACCGACACCAGCAGCGGTAGTGGCAGCGGCATCTGATGCTAAAGTACTAGCTGAGTTAAGGAAAGAGCTCGCACTACCACCGGACAAAAGCCCTAAACCGCTACCTGCGTGTCCTGCAAGGGTAGCACCAGCCTCACCAGCCCCTAACATGCCACCAAGACCGGCACCGCCGTAGGCCCCAAGGCCAGCCATAAGGCCCGCTCCTAGGTCATGCTTAGCTACACCGGTAATCGCCCCCACCGCCGCTGCCGTAATCCAAGGCGGAATACCTACGAAAGTACCCGCAATACCGGCGACGATGGGCAGGATGGAACTAAGAAAACTGGCTTCAGGTAGCCCCGTATGGGGGTTAATTGTCAGGGACCCACCGGCAGACTGGGCAAGGGCTTGGAGGCCACCAACTTCACCGGGGGTCATGTGGACCAGCACAGAGTCCCCGTTGCGTCCTTGGGCCTGAAGATGCTTGGCTACTGCGTGCATAGCGGGGTTGTCCTTAGTTCCAAGGCGTTACGGCTGTTATAGTACCAAATAGGCTAAAACCAAAGGCTAACCGTTACGCCAGTTAGTGCCATCTGAAAAAACAGGCAGGAAAATAGAACCCCCGCCAGCAACCACAGCCCGGAAAACAGGGGCCGCAGCGGCATCCGTCACGAAGGTCCTAGCCCCCTTGTAGTCGGTGGCAGCCGGTAGGTCCGCAACGACAGAATAGCCAATATTGTAGAAGTATTTAGCCGCGTAAGACTGTGCCTGATTTGGCGTCTGAGAGTCTAGCTGGTTAAAGTAAAGCTCTATAACCCGGACTAATTGTCGCACGTACTGGGCATCGTAGTCTTGCGGCGGGCCGGGTAGGGGTGAGTGTTTGAAGTTTACTAGGGCCACTAGCGTTTACCATCCGGGCGGGCATCAAGACGGAGGGCACCCAACTGCCACTGGACCCCCAAGGTAGCCGAACTGACTTTCACCGCCATCTGGCGACCCCGGGCACGGATGAAGACCTGCCCTGTATACACACCAACCGAAGTCTCAATTACCCGCTGGGAATCCGATGCGTCCCCCGAGAACGCCACGCCCGGGAAGTTACGGGGGCGGATTGTAAGCGTAACTTCAGGTTGCGCTGCGGTAGAAGCTTCAAAACCAATGTCAGTTATAATGCGTCTGGTGAGCATGAACTGCTCCCCGTCTTCGATATCAAAGTCGTTAGACTGGATAGAGCTTTCCATAGCAATAGTGTCGTCGTTAACGCCGTCTTCGTGGTTATACAAATAGCCCAACGCACCAATAGAACCTGTAATAGTTGTAGTAAGCACAGTCTGAGATGGGCTGATCTCGTAGGTGCCCGTGCTACCCGTAGTGCCCGTCTTCTGCCCAATGACATAAGTATCCGCAGTCAGGCCATTCCCAGTAAGGACCATGCCGACCTGTATAGTCCCAGTCACAGCCGTGACGGTTAACGTGGTAGTAGCAATAGACCCAGTGATCGTCGCTGTAACCGGGTCTTCAGCCGTGTTCATTGCCTGCGGGTACAACCGAAGCGGGGTGTCCAGCCAAGCTGTACGCTCAATACTACCGTAGTACCAAATCTTGTCTGCGTAATTATAGATTACGTACTTGTTATTATAGTTAGAGTCTTCGCTGGGGTACATCCACCAGACTTCGTTCCATTGTTCATTAGTACCACAAACAACTTGGTTTGCTTGATTGTAGTTGAGGTTTTCAAATACGTGGTTACGCAAGGTACAAGCCAGCGTTTCGATACGACCCGTGTACGCATAGAACTTATCTTGACCCATCCAGTAGGTGATATTCGCGGCGCTAATAGCGGCACGGGGCGAGATAATTGAAATATTGTCTGCGTATTCCTGCAAACTGAACACATCCGTAGTGCCAATAAACTGTAGCGTATAGAGGTGGGTATCAGTCCAAACCAAAGTTTCTTGGCGAGTTGGTACGGCGCAAACGATCCGGGAACCACGGGATACCTTCAAGAAACCGGATGAGTTTGTAACATCAGGATACCACTGACCGGGTTCATCTTGGTCTGACCAGCGGATAAGGAGCGGGTCAAAGTCGGCAGTGCTAGTACTGCCAAGGGGCACCGCACCAAAAGCAAGGACGTGCTTATCTTGCTGAGACACAAGGGTCTGCATGATCTTAACGGGGACAGCGTTAGGGTCGAAACCCCCCGCAGACGCAATAGATTGCAGGGTAACAGCCCGAGTAGCCAGTGCCGTAGACGGGTCTGCCGTAGCACCGCGAGCCCAGTAGTAAGGTGCACCATTACGGATATTCATAATAAGGTCGTTGTCGAAGTTATTGAACCACCAGTCTTCTTGCGGGAGATACACTGCGCCGGTAGTAGAACCGAGACCCCAAGAATCACGCCCCCAGCCGCCGATACCCCAACCATAACCTGCGGTGGCAATTGCGTTACCGGGTTCAATTTCAAAGTCAATAGTGATAGCCACGCCACCACCCCCTGCCACAGTAGAAGTAGCCGCCGTAGTAACCGGGAAATAGAACGAGGTTGCGGAAGTAACAGTAATAAGATGGTTGCCGTTAACTTGAGCATTAGGCACGCCACCAACGGCACCCGTAACACCAGTAACGGTTACATAAGACCCGGTAAGCGCGTTGTGCGCAGTGGCAAGGGTGATAACCAGCTTGAAAGACCCAGATACCGTATACACGCAATTATTTGTGTTGGGGTTAGACAGTGTAGGAACACTAGTACGTAACGGAGTGATATCGTAGTAAATGCCACCAGCTTCGATATAGACCTTCTTCTCAGTACCAAGAGATAGGAAGTCATCGGCGTAGGTCGTAATCCAAGCCCACATCTGGCGGCACACACCAACAAAGGTATTTGTAGTACCCTTCACCCAGCCACCAAGTTTCTCGGGGTACCCCGAACGAAAGCGTACCTTCTCGCTCTCGTACCAACCACCCTCACCGGAGTAGTCGGTCTGATCTCGGTTAATACCGGGTCGGAACTGAAGCTTGATAAATGGCATGGGGTTACTTCTTGCTAATGGCTTCGGCAACCGATGGCACGATCTTCTCGACTGACCGACCAATAACGTACCCGCCAAGACCCAGTTGCACGATATCCCAGAGCTTCAGGTACTCAGCTTCTTGCAAGTTAGGCGCAGCAAAGCCAAACCAACGGGCCGTAATCAAGGCGACAAAGACCAGCATGGTAATCGGACGCCAGCTAGAGGCCAGAAACCCGCCCGCAGCTTCAGTCTTAATGATGTCAGCCGCACCCTTGGCAAGGTCAGTCTGAGCCGCCATAACCGCCAGATCACCCGCTTGGTACAGGCGCATAAGCTCCAGCTTGGCAGCGTCCTTCTGGGCCGGATCGGGCCACACGCGGTCAATAACTTTGCCACCAATATCAAGAGCGGCTGAGACAGGATCAAACGACATTTATATCTCCTAAGACCAAGTAAACTTAACGTAACCACCGGCACCGCTGGCGCCCTGATCACCGGATCCGACGCCGCCATTACCGCCAGTGCTATAACTACTACCGCCCGTGCCGGGATAACCAGCGCCACCGCCGATGCCAGCATCACCGCTAGTATTGGATACATTGCCGCCAGAAGCCGTTCCACCGGCACCACCAGCACCGTCGCCACTGGGGTATCCGCTGTTGCCCGGTTGACCCCCTCCACCAGACATGCTTGAGATCAGGGAGCCGGTGACGGTGGACGCCACGCCGGTAACGCCGTCTGTATAATTACCACCGCGCCCGACAGCCCAACTCAGGCTCTGCCCGCCGCCACTGGCACTGGCGCTGGTATTGGATTTAGCACCGCCGCCACCACCGCCACCGCCGTAATCCTGATCTGCACCAAAATCTCTCGCGCCGTAGCCGCCTGCACCAGCACCGCCCACAATCTCGATGACAATGGTAGTCGTCCCGCTGGGTACGGTAAACGTGCCAGAACTACTTGTGTAGGTTATTGTGCCGGGTGTGAAAGCAGTCGTGCCATAGAAGTTCTGGATGCTGATAGCACCAGAAGACGGGACAGCACCGTAAGTCCCTGACGTTCCGGGCGGGACATAAGACCCACCAGCGTAGTATTCGTCCAAGCCAATGGGGTTTGAACCACCAAACTCACCCTGAATATCGCTCAGACTAAGAGGACCACTGCTGGGTAGCGTCATTAGACGTTGACCTTCGCGCTTAGGGCGTCGATCAGTATCTGCTGTTCCTTGATGGCCTCAACTAGTAGGGGTACGAGCCGCGCGTAGTCCAGCGTCAGGTACTGCGGGTCAATGGGGGCAGGGGCAATAACTTCGGGCATGATAGCCTGAACATCCTGAGCAGACAGACCGACTTCGCGGACGGGTTCATAACCGAGTGCCTGAGCAGTCTCGTTGGCCTCGTAGTAGAAGCCCTTAAGAGACATGACCTTAGCCAGCGCACCGCTGATGTAACCCAGACGGGTCTTCAGGCGATCATCCGAGTAGTAGGCCGTAATGTTGCCTGTAGCCGTAATGGTTGTAGCCGTAACGGAGCCACCAGACAGGTTAGTGGCTGTGGTAGCTGTAGTAGCAGAGCTGGCACTACCAGCGGAAGTCGCATAGTTAACCGACTGACTGCCAATATTGCTGGACGTAATAAACGAGCCACCCGAAGCCGGGTTGGTGGCGTAGGTAGAGTTAGTCGCGTTAGTGGCGTTAGTGGCGTTGGTAGCGTTGGTAGCGTTGGTAGCGTTGGTAGCCGTCGTAGCCGTCGCAGCATTACCCGTGCAACTAGCAGACGAACCAGTGACGTTAATACCCCAGTTACCTGAGGCACCCGAACCCGTAGTAGACGGCACACCAAGCGCGGACTGCGCCGTGCCCTGCGTCGTACCACCAGTACCACCGTTAGCAACTGGGAGAGTGCCAGACACCTGAGAGGTCAAGGAAACACCGGAAAGCGTGCCGCCCAGTGTTACGGTACCAGTAGAAGTGATTGTACCACCAGTCAAAGTAATGCCGTTCACACTTCCAGAAGTGGCAACAGATGTAACTGTGCCGCCGGTTCCCGTGGCAGCAATAGTAATAGTACCAGCGCCGTTAGTGACTGTAACGCCCGAACCCGCAGTAATAGCCGCACGGGTGAAACCCGTGCCGTTGCCGATGTCTACGAAGCCGTTGGATGGTGTAGTGGTTAGACCCGTGCCGCCGTTGGCAACTGGCAGAGTGCCAGAAACCTGAGAGGTTAAGGCAACACCAGAGAGCGTACCGCCTAGGGTCAGGTTGCCAGACGAAGTAACGGTACCAGTCAGCGTGATGCCGTTCACGGTGCCAGCACCGCCGACAGATGTAACTGTGCCGCCGGTTCCCGTAGCAGCAATAGTAATAGTACCAGCGCCGTTAGTGACCGTAACGCCCGAACCCGCAGTAATAGCTGCACGGGTGAAGCCCGTGCCGTTGCCGATGTCTACAAACCCGTTGGATGGTGTAGTGGTTAGACCCGTGCCGCCGTTGGCGACAGCCACCGTACCTGTAACATTGGCAGCATTGCCCGTGATATTACCGGTAATATTAGCCCCGCTTATGGTCGTGGACGCAGACAGTGGGCTTGTCCCGTTGCCATAAACATAGCCAGTCAGCGTAGTAGCACCCGTGCCGCCGTTAGCAACTGGGAGTGTGCCAGAGACACCAGTGGTCAGAGAGACACCCGTGCAGTTAGCCAAGTTACCGGAAGTGGGGGTGCCAAGGAGCGGGGTAGTAAACGACGGACTAGTGGACAGGACAGTGTTACCCGTCCCAGTAGAAGTCGTAACACCCGTACCGCCGCTAGCCACCGGAAGGGCCGCACCAAGGGTCAGCGAAGTCAAGTAGGTGGTCGCGTCTACGACGTTCGTGCCGTCATTGTAGACCCACATGGTCTTGCCAGCAGGGACCGCAGTGCCCGTGCCGCTGGCGTTCTTTACGGTGATTGCGTCGGCGCAACCGTTCTTGACGATGTAGACCTTCTCAATAGCGGGAACTATCAAGTTCTGTGCACCGCCCGAAGTGCCGATCAGGTTAAGACGCAGGTTACGCGCCGTCTGGGTTGCGTTCGTATCCGTCAACGTCAGGGTAACCGTGGCACTAGCAAAAGTTACATCTGCCGACCCAACGATAGCCTCTTCAATGGCTGTGCCTAGGTTAACATTGGTAACGTTGCCCCACGTGGTGGTGTTCTCACCCGTGGTCATCAACTGGAGTTTTAAGGTACTGTAGGTACTAGCCATTTCCGGTCCTTACGTGGGAATCTCTACCCAAGTGACTGTGTTTCCATCGTTTACTTGCACCCAAGTGCTCGTCTGAGAGTCATCTATGGTCTGCCAGCTCGGCGTCTGATTATCGTTGATTATACCCCAAACTAGCACGCTTGTGATATAGCCAGTAGCCTGAACTCCGGTGGGGAAGACGTTAGCCTTGCCCGTAATAGTTACGGTGCCTATAGACCCAGTGGCCGAGACCCCGGTAACGGAGACGTTCACCCCAAGACTAAGGGTAACTGTACCAACAGACCCAGTGGCCGAGACCCCAGTTAGGGTGACGTTACTCTTGCCTTGGACCGTAGCAGTACCGGTAGACGCAGTAGCCGAGACCCCAGTGGGGAAGACGTTGGCCTTGGCAATGGTAGTTACCGTGCCTACAGACCCAGTGGCCGAGACCCCGGTAACTACAACAACTTCGTTTTCGTCTACCTCGACAGTGCCTATAGACCCAGTGGCCGAGACCCCAGTGGGGAAGACGTTTGCCTTGGCCTGAACCGTAGCAGTCCCAATAAACCCAGTGGCCGAGACCCCAGTAGGGGTGACGTTTGCCTTGGCCCGAACTGTAACTGTGCCTACGGAACCAGTGGCCGAGACCCCAGTAACGGTAGTGTTTGCCTTGGCCTGAACTGTAACTGTGCCTACGGAACCAGTGGCCGAGACCCCGGTAACGGAGACGTTCACCCCAAGACTAAGGGTAACTGTACCAACAGACCCAGTGGCTGAGACCCCAGTGACGTTGGTATTTGCAGCTGCCTGAACGGTAACTGTGCCTATGGAGCTGACAGCCGAAACGCCAGTTACTGTAACGTTTGCAATGGCTTGGACGGTAACGGTGCCAATAGACCCAACGGCCTCGACTCCAGTTACGGCTACTTGAACGGATGTAGAGCCAGAACCCGCAAAGGTATCTGCCGCAAAGGGGAAAAAACCGAACAATTTAGCCCCCTCTGGTTAGGTGTTCAGGCCCGGGGTGTATACCATTTTGCCGCCTACGACGGTAGCGGTTAGTGTTGCTTTGCGGTTGTCATAGACTTTGTAGCTGACATGGACCCACCCGCTGTTGAGTTGAGCCTTGCGGTAGCACTCTAGGATGACCTGATCGAAGTCTAGGTTAGCGACGATCCAAGCCGCCAAGTCCCCGTTAGGCACCCCGGGCACTTCGATATCTGCCGCCTGACCCAGACAGTGTTGCGAAGTAGACGCACCCCCAACGGCCTTATTCAGGTCAGGGCAACGGTAGCCTGAGTTAATAAAGACGGGCCCGTAGTGGGCACGGACAGGCTCTAGTACCTGTTCGCATAGCTCTTTGAGACAGTCCAGCTCGGCGGCACCGGGCACGTTGTCAATGCCCAGCCGGTCCCCGGTCTGAGACTTGGTAAGTTCCTCAAGGTCAAAGTGCTGGGTTAGCTGCATGGCTACGGGAAATTACCACCAACCGGGTTCGGGAAGCCTTCAGGAGCCGCAGTGCCGATCTTAGCACCCGGAGGAACGGTGGTCGATGTCCACGGGCTTTCGTTCATGGGGCCTACGCAGTCGGCCAAGGTCGCGCCGTTTACTGGCTTGGGGCGTACTGTGCAGATCATCGACCACATATTGGAGAACCCGCCACCCGGCTTAGACGTGCTGGTAAAGGTGCGGACCACGACGGCGGTGGGTGCCCACGTCGGAGCGACGGGGTAGGTTGTGGCGTTACTGAACAAGGACCAGACCTTGCCCTTGGGGGCCTTACAGGAGCCGTTCATCAAGCTCAGGTCAGCAATGCTGGCACCCTTGAGGACTGGACATACTGAGACACCCATAGGGAACGTGTTGCCGTTAACCTTTACCGTCTTACCGGGTACCGCCACCGTCGCACTGGAGGCGCAGAGGGCATAGGGCGTATGGCATATCGCCAAGGAGGGCGAGGCGTCAGCCGGGGTCGCGGCGAGAAGGGCTAGGACGATCAGGGTCTTTTTCATACAGCTTCCGGGGCAGGGTTAACCTGCGGCGCGGCCTGCTTCTGGATTTCGGCAATTACTGGGGCAACCGTGATGTAGGGGGCATTGCCCAGTGCCTGCATGATGACGTTGATCTGTTCGATAGTGAGTTCGAGGTTCATTAAACGCTCCAAGGTAGGGGTGGGGTTACGACAGGGGGATTTACCTGATTGGCAATGCTAGTGGCAAGCGAGGCCTCTGTGGTCGCCTGATCGACGCCGTTGGCCCAGACCCAGCCCTGTACCTGATTTTCCGTCAGATCGGCATACGGGGTGTAGGGGTCACCGGCAACGTAGGGGACGCTCACGGTGCCGTACTGGGTGGCATTAAAGGTGCCGTCCGTGGCGTTGCAGCGCCAGCCTACCGTGAAGACAACATCCGTCTCGCCTTCGGCCTGTGGGTAGCAGGACATATATTCGACAAGCCATGTGTATGTGTTAGCCATTACTTATTCTCCAGTGCTGCGAGGCGGGCTTCCAGCGTTTCGATCCGTTCCAAGGCTTCGCCCAAGGCTTTGACGGCCTTCATGTAAACAATGGATGATTTGACAGACAAAGTTACTTCGCCCGTTTCTTTCCTTGTCTCTGGGTCAATATCGTTATTTTCTTCAACCAAACCGGGGCTTATTTTCTGCAAGTCTTGTGCAATGAAGCCAAGCAACAACGGGCCGGTTGGATCGTTCTTAAAACGATATTTCGACATAGAAGCGGCAATGGTTTTGATGTCGTCCCATTGCGATTTCGCCGGTACAATATCCTGTTTTAGCTTTAGGTCAGAAATAGTTCCGTAAGAACCATTGGTGTTTAGGGCGTTCCCGTTAGACGCGACAGAAAAAGCAAGTGTTCCGGCAGAGCCAGAAGTGGAAGAATTATAACAAGCAAACATCGCTGATGCACCAGCGGCACTATAAGTAGATACATATAGTGTTGGTACGGCACCACGGTTTTGCGCCCAAAGAGCGGGACCACCCCCGCTAACAGATATTGTGCTATGGTCGCCGGTAAATGGGGTTGAAATCCCCACCAGCAAATTGCCGCTGGCGTCGATGCGGGCGGCTTCGACAATAGTAGCACTATTACCCGCCGTGCCAGATGGAGCATTGTACCAAATATGATTTTGGGTTCCGACCTGATAAACAGTGCCGTAATCTGTATTGATATATTTATAGTTTGTTCCATCGTAATAAAGATTGCCGTAAATTAGCGCAGCGCCAGAATTTTTAGAACCACCAATGCCGCCGCCGATGCCGAATTGTATTGAAGGATAATTAGCGCCCCACGCATTTGGCGATAGGCCGATGCCGAGGTTGCCAGCGGAAGTAAGCGTCATGCGGTCCGCAGAATTACCAAAGAACGTCAGATTATTAGAACTGGTCGGCTGGTATATGATCCAGTCCGTGCCGCTTGTACCGCCGCTTAGCTGGAACGCCACCTGCCCGGTGGATTGCGTAGCCCTGCTCGAATATATGTACGAATTTCCAGATGCCGGGGCGAGCGTTATGGATGCGCCGGTAACGCCCAGAGTGCTAGAGAACGTAGCCGCAGCGCCGGTCAGGGTGCCCGAAAAGGTCGCATTGCGGCTTGTGTCGAAGGCAAGCATGTTGCCAACGCCATTCATTGCGATGGTAAATGCCTTCGCGTTGCCCGCGTAAATGTAGCCGGTATCGTCGTAGATGATCTGGTGGTGGTTGGTGCCAGCGCCAGTGAAGGTAAGGCCGCCACTCCACGAAGATTGAGCGCCGGTCAGGGTGCCGGTGAGTGTTGGTGAAGCAGACAGCACCATATTACCAGTGCCGGTAACTGCATTGGAAAGCGTCACGCCGCCGTAGGTGAGTGCGCCGCCAAGCGTAGACGCGCCACTAGCGCCAAAGGTACCAGTCACATCCAGTGTGCGCGTAGGACTAGCGTTAGCCACACCGATGCGGGTGTTGGTCGTATCCGGCGTCAGCACATCAACAAGCTGGCCTAACTTTGTCGTGAGGTTCGCTACCATTTATTTAGCTTCCAGTGCAGCTAGGCGGGTGGTGAGATCGTCGATGATTTTGTACAGGTCTTTGACGCCCCATAGAGAGAGATAGGCCATTGGCTCAGACGGGGCTTGCCACTTATCTGTTTCCTTTTCTGGACGCGCAAAACCAAACTGTTCGCCCAAGACGCCATAGGCTTGCTGCGCCCTTACACCAAAGCCGCGATGCGGTGTCCCGGCCTTGGTGAAATCGTCGTAAACGTCGAAGTCGCCAAGCCACACATCAGAAATCATCTGGCGCTTATCCGACTGAACAATACCTTCCCAATCTTTCAGGCGTTCATCAGAAGTCGCGCTATATGTCGTGATGGAGCCGTTGTTGATGATGCTACCGCCAGTGCCGCCAGTGAAATTGGCGTAATAATAGTTGCCACCATTAGAGACTGCGTTCCCATTGATAGTATATCCACCTGCGCCGATATTTGATGCCGAGAACGTTCCTATACCGTTTGTGACACATGAGATTGCGCCCGCGCCCGCGTTCGTCGTGGTGCCGACAAGGAAGCTGCCGTCAGTGCCGAAGCGGGCTTTTTCTGCGCTGTTGATGGTGAAATAAATAGGCTGTGCCGTGCCAGTTTCCAACGTCAGGCCACCAGCGCCGCCCGCATAAAGCATCGTGCCATTGGCGCGAACGGTGCCGGAACTGTTCCCGGTGCCGAACTGCATAATCTGACCGGCACTCGTCCCATTCGACACGATAAGCCGAGACGATGCGGAAGCGCCTGCATCGCTGTTGGTAATCTTTATGGCCGAAAACGTATTTTGGTTCTGCGTAATATCCAGCACAAGGACCGGCGTCATGCCGATGCCGAGAAGGCCGCCCTGCGTCAGGCGCATTACTTCAGTGCCAGTTGCCTTGAACAGAAGCGGGAGGGCGCTACCAAAATCAATGTCGGCATTGCCTGTCGTATCTACACCGAAGAACGCACCGTTGGTTGATCCCGCGCCCGTGTTCGAGTTGCCTGCTTGGAACCCAGACTTTGTAGAGCCGGACGTATAGGCCAAGAAATTAAAGTTTGGTAGGTTGCCACCCGAAACACCGAAGCCGGTAGCTGTGAGGTTTGCAACAAGACCGCCACTGACGTTGAACATGAAGCCGGGGCCGTTGGGGTAGCCGCCAATGATTTCAGCGTACTTGGAACCTGCGGCGTAAAACCCAAGACTTGCAGAGGTGCCGCCACCGGAGCCAGCATTCTTTGCCGAAAGAACTTCAATGTTCGCGGCGTTTGAAGTTTGCGTGGCAACTACTGTTCCGCTAAAATTAGCCGCAGCGCCGGTCAGGGTGCCGGTGACGCCAAGAGTGCTGCTGAAGGTACCGGTAGTACCGGAAAAAGCGCCGCCCAGCGTCAAAGCCCCAAGCCAATCAATGGCCTGCACGAAGTTGGTGCCGTCGCAATAGACAAAAGCCTTGTTGCCGTTTGGTACCGTAATACCCGTACCAGACGAGCCGATAACCCGGATGGACTGGCTACCAGAAGTGGCGTTGTAGACTAGGTAAGTCTTGCCTGCGCGAAGGGGGCAGATGAGGTCACGGGTCGCCGTGAGCGAGCCAACCGACGTGCAGTTGAGGATGTAGTAGCGCCCAGTGCTGTCTACGCCATCCGTAATGGAGATGGTCAGGTTGGCGTCGGAAGTAAAGCTGGCCGTGGTACGCCCGCAGATGGAGGATTCAATAAGCGGGGAAAGGTTGGTGTTGGTCGTAGTGCCCCAAGTACCGGAGTTTTCCCCCGTAGCCATCAAGGCAAAACCTAATGTTGAAGAATATGTGGTAGCCATAGTTAACTCCTAAGTCGGTATTTCGGTCCAAACAGTGGTTTCGCTGTCATCCACCAAGGTCCATACAGGCGTCTGAGTATCTGTTATTGGGACCCAAACAGGGGTCTGGGACTCGTCAATAACGCTCCAAACCATTACTGACCCAACATACCCATACCCTACTACGCCTGTAACGAAAACGCTAACAGATACTGCAACTACCATAGCCTGTCCAAGAGGCTGGGTCTGCGTACGGGGCAGAATTGGTAGGGGGTTCGGCCAGTTGGTTTGGAAGAAGGGCGGCTGCAGCCCGGGTAGCTCTAGGGTCTCCCCCAGAGGCTGTGTCTGCGTACGAGGTAGAATTGGTAGGGGGTTCGGCCAGTTGGTTTGGAAGAATGGGTATATAGTCTCTTCTTCGAGACTCTGCCCCAGAGGCTGGGTCTGCGTACGGGGTAGTATGGGTAGGGGGTTAGGCCAGTCCGTCTTGTTAAACGGAAGGCGGTCTTGCCCAATAAGTATGTTGCGAACACCCAGAGGCTGGGTCTGCGTACGGGGTAATATGGGTAGGGGGTTAGGCCAATCGTTCTGAGCGTTGGGGGTACCCGCGCCACCAAAAGAGTTAGCGCCCCAAGTAAGATCGCCCCAAGTTGTTAAACCATACGGGGTCATGCACTACCCCATGCTGGAGGCCCAACGGGGAAGGGCCACAAAAAAAGAACTAGTTCCCCCACCCAACCACAGAAAACAGCTAAGATAGGGGAACTTATACGGCGATGGACTCTACGAATTTGAACGCCGAGCCGCTGGATACCAGCCAATATTACAGTAGGGTTAAGCCCCGAAAGGCCGTTCTGCTGCATTGGCATGGGGCAACCTCACGAAACCAGACCCTAGTACATTTCGTAGATGATGTGGGACGAAACAGAAGACGTACCCGAACCCGTATTGTTCGATAGAGTTGTATCCTGATTTGCACCAGCACCGATCAGCCACCATTCTTCACCCGGGGCGGCAACCCAACGAACAATACCGCCGAAGCTATTCATTGCCAAATTAAGGCGCGCAAAAGTTGTGGTGTTGGATGGGATGGGCTGGTTGGTAACGTAAGCAACCGCAGCCGTGGGGACTGTAGTAATTGCGGCAGCAAAGGTATTCAGGGGTCCGTCAGAGTTGGGCGAAGCCAGAGCGGAAGCGCCGCCAGTGCCCGCAGTACCCGTACGGCGAAACTGCATATTTTGAACCGCCGAAGCGGTAGCCGTACCGCCAATGTAGATTTCCTGAACCTGTGCAAGCTGCGAGGCCGCGACAGCAAGGGACTGGTACTGCGAAGCAGTGACCTGAGCATTATCGGCGGTACCAGTACCGGTGGTCCAGTTATTGGCAGCAAATGCACGTTTAGCCATAATTAGCTCCTAAAAATAAGGGGGGAAAACAAATCAACCGGCTTATCGCTTCCCACTACAGCGTCAGCAAGGGCCTGAATAGGCCGACAATCTCCAATAACCGTACAGGGGTCACACACATACTTGTGGCACTTAGAGCAGTGCCCCCGGGTACGGGTACGATCCGGATTCATGACTACCACAGTACCACAATGGGCGCAAGAACGAGTACCCAGTTCTAGCTTAGTACCTTCAGGCACTAGAGGGACCAGATGACCTAGCTTGCGAAGCCTGTCCCTATCCGCTTCCGAGATGCCGGGGGAGGCCCGGTGGTCAATTAAGAGGTACCCCTCCATGTCCTTCTGCAGCCGCATTAACTCTCCACAACAAGCTTTTTAGCTTCTTTTTCCACTGCTTCAACCCGGGTTTTCCAACCCTCCCCGAAAGTCTTCCAAGTCGAAAGCGACTCTAAGAAGGCCAAACGGACAGTAGTGTAAGAAGAAATTAGGGGGATAGTAGCATGGTGGGCAATGGCTCCCAAGGTCATAGGGCCGATCCTCCCATCCATAGGCATACCCAGAGCATCTTGAAGCAGTTTGACTGCTTGGGAAGGGCCTGAATTAACACAAGTATCAAAAAGGCAGTGGTCAAGACCAGCGGGAAGATCATCCCCATGAATGGCGTCCCAGTACCGGGCCTTGTATAATGGTTCTACCACAGCAGGTGTAAGAGCCCGTATATCGGTTTCAGTGACCGGGTGACCTTTGAAAATCTCCCAAGTCTTTTTGGTAACCCCCAGATTGGTCATACCGCCCGGGTCTTTGGGGTGGTTAACGAAGCCCCCCTCGTGGGCGAGGAGAAGCTTAAAAGAGTGAACGAACGTGTCTTTCATAGGCCGTGATGCTCAATAAGGTACCCAATACAGCCTAAAAGAAACAGGATAAGGCCGGAAGCCGTCGTCCAGATACGATTATAAATGCCATCTACAGACTTATTTAGTTTTTCCATTCTGGTTTTTAGGTTGTCAGCCATATCTTCAATTTGCGCGGATGTAGCCTCATGCCATATTTGCCCGGCCTTAGCCCGTTCCTCACACACACGTTCGTGTACTTCAATTGCATTTAGCGCACGGTTGGCGGCGTCTCTGGCAATCTGATCTATAATTTCACTCATAATACCCTCTGAAATACCCACGTTAAAAAGGACTAATATTATCTAAGAAAGTGCGCTTGTCCGGTGGCGGGGGCGGAAGAACTGGTGCAAGACTCCGAGTGTCGTCTACCTGCTTCTTGCAGATGTAGTACTTGTCGGCCCAGTCGGAGACGAGCAGGGTTGCAGCTTGAGACACTCTAATGTCGGAGGGCTCGCCATCAGACTTGCCGGGATAGGGGTCGGCGGCGAGGGAGCGGCTGGCAGCACGGTCGAACAAGCGGACAAAGCCAACAGGAAGAAAAGGGTCAGACTCGGCAGGTATAGTGACTGTGCGGACAATCTCGCGCGTGGTGTCATGGACAACTTGAACATTGGTTGCATGGTCCTCCCCTGCCTTGTTTGCAATCTGATTATTTTTCCCCGCGTCAGCCAACGCTTTATTGGCTTTCTTAAGCTCAACAGTGTTTTGGTAAGCGACTTGGTCGTCCTTACCTTGGATGTACATCAGAGTGCCGGTACCTACGGTAGAAAGCAGGAAGAAACCGACAAGACTGAGGATCACCCAAGGGTTAAGGAGACTAAGTGGCATCACACGACGGCCTTGGGGACCTTGACGCGCGCTAAATACGTCATGAGAGCCTGACCAATACCCATCCACGTAGGGACGTTAATACCAATAAACTTCATATTCGCCATTTGAACCATCACATCCGGAGGGAGCTGGGCGTAAATAACCCAGATAGCACCCCAAGCAGCAATCATCTGCACGGAGGCCCACCGTAAGGAGGCCGTAAAATTTTCAATCAATCCGTTGGCAATCTCTCTAACCACACGCATAGTAAATCCTTATGCGAACTGTAGGATCGCAGTGTTGTAAACCGGGGCGGGTAGGATAATGGTAAAGTTGCCACCAAGAGCAACCTTGTCAGAGCCAAAGTCTAGGACAGCAACCGAAGGGTTGGTAAGGGCTGCACCTGCGTTATCATACGCCTTAGGCGTAGAGTTATAGATCAGTGCGCCGCGCGCGGTAATAGTCGTACCCGCCCAAGTAGGGTCAGAGAAGTCTACCCAGCCAACTCCAGTGGTGGTGGTCAACGAGGAGGTAGTTACCCCGAGGTTAGTAAGAGCTGTGCCACCAGCAGTATACCCAGTGCCTACTACTTCCCCGGTAGCTGTATACGCCGTGGTGTTTGCATCCAGTGATGCTAGCGAAGTGTATAACGCAATCTTAAAAATGCTTGCCCCTGACTGCGCGGACGGGCGGAAATCGTGGACACCCAGCAAGGCTTGAGCCTTAAACGAGGAAGTCATGACTTGAATGATAGCCATTTGCCTACCTCACTGGATACCGGACCTGCTCGGTCCTATACATGTCCTGCCGATTTTTACCTTCAGCAAAGCTCTTCAGCATGACCATGGCGGAGTCAAACTGCTTCTGGTACTGGGCCATAACGTCGGCCTCGCTTTTCATGAAGGTAGCTGCCTCAAGTAGAGCGCCATACAAAAGAACACTGCTGAAGTTATCCCCAAGCCACGTAGTAGAAGCTGTTACAATGGACGTAGGGTAGTAGAAATAATGAAGCTCCATCGTGTAGGCGGCATCGGGGGTCGGACCTAGAAGGTACGAGTTCTGGTCAAACATCGCGTAATGCGTGGGCACACCGGTAGTCGCTGGAAACGGAAAAGCTTCACGGATGTAATTCACATCCTTGTTCAGTAAGAAAGAATACGACCCCGTGATTGGGTCAACACAGGCCAACGAGAAGTTAGCCAGCCAGTCAGAGGGGACGGTAAGGTACTTGTTGCTAGCTGTGGTCGTGCCAGTCACGTTCTTCCGTAGGTCAAGAAGCTGGATGTTGTTATAAATCCTCTGCTCTGACTGTTGGACAAACGTGCTAATCTGTTCCGCAGAGGTAAGATCGCCCGACCCCTCCGTGTCCGGAAAGTCGTTCTCGCAATATGCCTTGATGGTGTTTACGAGAGTTGCGTAGTTCACGGCTTGCCTTCACCCGGGGTGGGGTTAAACTTAGTACCCCGCGAAGCCAGCTTGGTCCCACGAGTCTTCATTGTCTGGGTGGACTTCACGTCGTTCGGGTAGCCGTTGTTTTTCTCAACAGGCACACTCTTAGGCTGTCGATAGGTGGTCATCGCCATTTATTTGCCCTTACCCTTGTAAGACTTCTTCTGGTTGGCAACCTTAGCCAATCCACGGCCCAGAGTCCGCATCTGCATGTTGGTCTTGCCGCCCTTAGCCAACTTAGTCAGCGGCTTACCCGGGTGGTCGTGCTTTTCGTGTTTATGGACCATGGCCTTAATCATAGCCTTGTCCTGCTTGATATCGCTCTTTGAAGATTCCTTAGCCATGACGTACTCCTAAGACGTTGTAACGGTTACAGTACCTACAGCACCTTTGCCCTGTAGAGTACTCACTAAATCAGGTAAAGCCAGCGGATTGTTAAGCCCTACTGGGTTCCAGCCCCACTGTATAACACGACTACCATCCGAGGGGTTACCGGTGGCATTGAGTCCAGAAGAAAAGTACGAGACATCAGGGCGCGGATTACGCACCGCTTGAGGGTCGTTGACGGGGTATAAACCAAGGGATAGTTGTGGTTGGTCAGGCTCCCAACAAGTCTTGCAAACTAAGATACTGGTATTCTTGGTCTTTATTACGAGGCTTTTCAGCTCGCTCAATTTATAACGAAACCCGCACCGATCACATTCCGCGATAGACTTCCGGCCAGAGGCGTAGTTACTAGACATAGGCTACCTCCTACCTAGTAAATTGCTGACGTGGAATAAAGCGCACGGGGGCCTTCTCCCGGTCCTCATCAGCGGCCATTTGGAACTGCTCGTCGTACATTGCCTTAAGCATTTCGACCCTTGGGAGGGCATCTGGTATCTTAATAGACAGGTAATAGGCCAGCCCAGCCACCATGGCGGGGAGGAAGCGGAACGGGATATCCGGGGTAGTTGTGCCGTTACCGGCGTCCTGAAGGCGGCGCAAACGCCAGTAAACAAAAGTGTAGTAGGAAGTCTGGTCCGGGGTGGGCCAGATATTGATCGTAGGGTAGTCTACCCCAACAGTGGGGGTAGCCGTGTAGTCGGCCCCGCTCTGGCGGTTAACCCAGACTTGAAGGGGACGCCCCTGTGCGTTCTTATTAGGGATAGTAGCGTAGGTACTTCCGCTAATACGAGACGCACTGATATCTATTTGATTGCTACCCGTCCCGGTACGAACCACCATGTCGAGAAGGTCGATAGTATCAGCGGGTAGGTTGTAGGAAATAGTCCCCTGAGTAAGGGCGATAGACCCCTGCTCCACCGTCCACAGATTTATCCCCTTATTTGCCCACTCTATTGTCAACAGGTTAAGGCTACGCCGCGCCGTACGCATGTCATAACCCGTGCGCAGCTCAGCACCACACCGTTCGAAGGCTTCTTCGACCAGATTATTTAAGTCTAGGTTGAAGGTGCTAGTGCCGGAAGTTGTCATCTGTACCTTGCCGTTTTACTGGCGATAGTCTTTGGCTGCTTAACAAACTGCTTACCCGCAGCCGTACCTTCACGTTTAGCCCTAGTAGTAGCAGCGTACTCAGCCGAAGTCAGGGCCTTATTGGCTTTCTTAGGCAGGTACCGTTCACCCGTTGCTTTTGGACCCTGCGTCGAAGGTTTACCAGACCGGGTACCCCAGTCCTCCTTAGTCCACTTAGACAAGGACTTCTGGGCTTCAGTCTTGGGGCCTTTGTAGCCACCACCAGACTTCTTGTACCGCTGGGTAGCAAGCTGTGCCTTACGGGCAGACCATTGGCCCGGTTTGCCGCCTTTGTCGCCAGCTTTTACATTAGCAACAACGCGCTTCCACTTGCCTTCGTCCGTGTGGCCCATCCTACTTCTTCCTAAACCCTTTCAGAGTCTCAGCCAGACGAGCCCGCTGACCAAGTTTACCGGGGGCCTTAGCAGCTTTGGCAAGCTTCTTAGCCGGGATTTTCTGCCCCATGGGGACGCCAAGTTGCTTATGGAGAGCGCCCGGTTTACCGATAGCGTTCTTGATCCAACCACCTTTAGCGCACTTCCTCTTGGCCGGGCTAATATCACCCATTCCCCGAGACGGTCTCATATCAGCACTTGCCGCCCTTGCGGAACACCTGAGCCTTAGTCTTACCGCGAGCAGCAATACCGTTAGCGGAAGTGCGGAACGAACCACCCGAAGCCATCTTCTTCGCGGAGCCACCCTTCTTCATACCGGGAGGAGCGCCCATAGGGGCAGCGGCCATCGGAGCAGCGGCCATCGGAGCAGCACCGGCACGCGACAAGGCCTTAGCAATCAGCATCTTCTTCAACATCGGGGGCAGTCCAACTTTCTTCTTCATTTTGGTAGTCCTTTGGTTAACATTTCCAAGCCCTTAGGCTTTTGTTGATACGACTATCTGGATCACTAGCGGTCTTGGCGCTAGTAAGTTTCTTCTTCATCCCGGACATCCGGGCACAGAATGACTTCTTACGGGCACCACCTTCTGGTTGGGGGGCCTTGAGGCCGGGTTTCCCGGGGTTGGCAGCGTTATAGGAAGCACGGCCCTTGGCGTTCAGACCGCCCTTGGGGTTTTTACCTTCCTTACGCTGCCACGCCGGGGACTTAGCCATTAGACAAACCGCCCCTTGGTCTTGCCCTTGGAGGCGATGCCGTTAGCCGCCGAGCGGAAGCCCGAAGCCTTAACCGAGCCGCCCTTGGCGTACTTCTTTGCTTTAACAGCGCCGCCCTTGCGGAAGGGCTTAGGAGCAGCGGTCAGGGGAAACGTAGCCTGCGGTCCCGGATAGAGAGACTGTGCTATAGGACCTGCCGGACGCTGGGGGCCGGGCGACTGCAGAACAGCCGGGGGATTAGGGGCGACAGGAGCTGTCGCCATCGGCTGGGGTATGG